CACTCAAGCAGTTTAGTAGCTAGGACTTTAGTTTGCAGCGTTCAAGTAGCTTGCTCTCTTAATTACTGTCCGTACTGTCTACCATTTAAGGTAGCACCTTGTTGACGGAAGTTTCTGGGGGATGTTTTATTTGAATGTGATACTACACCTTTCCTGCTGTCACCCATCATTAATTGGAACGCACTCTTAGTTACATTCTTTACTGTAGTATCTTTTTGTATTGGTTTAGCTTTCGGCATTGTGTTTGTCTTTAAATCTGTTTGTTGTATATCCGCATTGAGATATAGGTTCAACATTGGTTATCTTAATCTCACAACCTAATGACTTACCATTCCTAATCTTTAATCCTTCCACTAGGTAGCTGTTGAACTCTGTATCGTTAAGCATCTCTAAGGTGTTGCCTAAGCACACCTCTCTACTAGTCTTGACTGATACTTTATCCGTAAGAACTATCTCATTCTTACGCTTACCGTACTGTCTAACCTCATAGGTTAAAGAATTAAAGTATATAGGCATCTTCATTTCTTAGCCCACAAATCTACATTCTTTAACACAATTCTAAGTATCTCCTCAACTCTAACAGGTACAGATTTATTTACTATACTAGCCTTTGTGAAGGCATACCTAGCTTTAAATATATCATCTACCTTTTCATTGTCTATGCAATCCTTTAGAGACGAAATGTATATGTCATTTTCAGACGCATCTTTTATATATCGTACACTATGGATTACTGTTGAATGGTCTTTGTTGGTTATCTTACCTATGTCTTCCAGAGTTAATGTTGTCTTGCTTCTTAATGCATAGTGCAATAGGTGTCTTGCTAATGTCTTATCTCTAACTCTAGAGCTTTTCATTTCGCTTAAACTAACACCCATTAACTTTGACACTAAGCTTACGCAAAGAGGAACGTATCGTTTGTTGTTAAACAAATCTTCTGAGTCTCTCTTCTTTTTATGAAACAACTTCTCTGAATCTATCCTTACTCTCTCTTCGAAACTTATCATAACACTTCGTTAAATTCTATTTCTATAAAAGTTTCCTTAGCAAATGTCGGACATATACTATGTATATCGTGTGCTATTTCTTTTATCTTAATGTCAGCTAAGTCTTTATCTTCTTGAGTAGATTCTCTTCCCAGGTTAGATTGTACTATAGAGTTCTTATGTAGTAACTTATCTATCTTAGCTTTTATCTTACTGTTGGTATAGTACTTAGACCCTTCTTTGGTAGTCTGCATAATTTCCTGTTTTAATTAATTTCCCTTGCTTATCGTTAAAATAAACCCAAGCCTTATGTTCAAGCCCATCCACGACTATGTCCACTTGTTTTCTTTTATACCATTTAGGGTGACCCTCTAGTATATCAAGTATTTCAAACGTAGTCTGGTCAACCATATATAGTTCTCCAGTTATATTAACTACAGGTTCGGTCTCGACTAAGAAAGGTATACCATCTCCATACATGGCATACTTCTCTTTAGTCAATCCCTTCCCAAGATTCATCATTCTCTTCATTATAAAGTGATTGTGAAAGCCACTTCTTAATGTTCCGTATACAAAGACATTCTCCATTAAACAATTACTATGTTACCTCCGTTAAGGTCTGTAACCAGCTCGTTGCTGATGTACTCTTTGTATATCTTTATAGTAGACTCTACTTGTTTGTTACCAAACTCAATAGCCTGCTCGCTCATCTTGTATATACCTACTCCGAACGGGGCTTTAAGTTCAACCATAATAAAGTAGAAGTCTTTCTTCTTAGTACCATTAAGGTAGAAGGCTGCTTGCTGTGTTATCTTATAGTCATTAACAAACTTGTTAAAGCTCTCATGGTCAGCTCCCTTACTTGTAGTCTTTAAGTCTACTAAGTAATCTTCACCCTCTGCATCTACCTTACCTTTACATTTAAGTCCAGTCTCAACATCTTCCCAGAAGTGTATAGTTTCTCTACCCTTTGCTTCATTCATTAGGTGAGCTGCGTTAATGTTGCTGTATATATTCTCATGCATACGCTCAAAAGCAAACTCATAGTGTCCAGGGACAGGCTTTCTACCGTCAAGAGTTTCTTCAAACTCCGCATACATAGCCTTACCAACCTTAGTTCTCTTATCGAACTTGGGTGCGAATACATATCTAGATTCAAACTCTTCAGGCTCTAATATGTAGCAGTGGAATGCACTACCTACTATAAGAGACTCTGTTTCTTTATGTTCCATATTTAAGTAATGGTCTAACCTCATCGTGCTACCAGTCATTAACTGTTTAAGCATACTGTTGGTTACATACATGTTGTCTGCAAAGTATGTATCGTCATTTACTATATATGTATCTTCTAACTTCTTAACTTCCCGCATTGATTGTATATTTTGCTACTGTTGCTGAATCATTCCATCTTGTTGGAACGCTTATGTTTTCCGTGTCAAACTTATATCCTTGGTCTTTAAGGATAAAGATAGTAGCGGCTAATCTAGTGTTACCTAGCTCCTTGAATGCGTCGAACGATGTGATGCTACCATATTCTTCTAGGTATGCTATCAATCTCGTTGCATGTGTTGCTTTAGTTTTGCTCATCATCTATATTTATAACTTCGACTTTAGTGTCTTGTTGCATCCGTCTCATGGCTACAACATCTATAATCTCCTGAGCTATAGCTGTCCTTCTTGCTTCAGGTAACTCTTTGTATAGAGATAACGCCTCAGCTGTTGCTGACTTATGGTCTAATGCATTTAACCACTGTGTATATACGCTAGTAACTTCAGCGTTAAACTCTCTTACTCTTTGTTGTTTCTTATTTGTCGCCATTGCTTAGTACTTTAATGTATACTCCTGGATTTTCTTTATCAACGTGGTAGCCACTGAAGTGTGGTACAATGATGTCGCAGTTATCATCTTCAATCCAACCCCACTTAACCATAAGGTCTTGTATTGTTTGGGCAGGATTTATATAATCAAACTTTCTTCTACTACTACGAACAAAATACATGTCTATATGTATGGGTAAAGGAAGTTCGATTCCCGCTGCGTCAAACAGCATAGTATCGAACTCTTCTTTAGATTGTATATAGAGTTGCTTTGTATCCTTAATGTAGTTTCTAGTAACCTTACTGTGTATCAGCATTTTACCTGTCCACTGTTTACTATTCTTGCTTGAGGGTACGTTCCCTGGTATGAATATTCCTTTCATCTTTTCTTTTTTAGTAAATATAGCAGCGAGTTGCTAGTCCCCCAACTCGCTGCATAATTTAGTTTTTAGAAAGGCATGTCATCAACCACAGCTGTAGCTGTAGACTGACCAGCCATCTCTTTAGCATCGTTAAACGAACGTAAATCTTCAGGGCTTAGTGTCTTATTCCAAGACTCCTCAAAGGTAACCTCTTCGCCAGCTTTAGCAGGGAATTTGTAGTCTGCTATACTTTTGATTACAGGATTTCCTTCCTTATCGTTAGTCCAATACTCTCTTGTAGCAAAGACTGCAGTTATACTCTTACCAACTGTTTGCTTACAAGCTACTGCATAGTCTTTAAAGTCTGTAACACCAGCAGCCATTAACAATCTCTTAAGCATTTTAGCTTTAAAGTTTGCAGCTTCAGGGGTTTGACCTTCTCTATCTCCGAAAAGACGGGCCTTACCTAACGCTCCACCTGTTGTTTCCATGTGGAAGTCAATGTATGGCGTGTTAGCATTTGGATTGCTGGCCCGTGAAGACTCAATCTTTGTAATTTTAACTTGGTGTACACCAGCTTTGATGTACTGAGTTGATGTTGCGTCTACTGTTTCTAAGTTTTTAAACATGTTTTTGGTTTTAATGATTAATTGTAATACTCTTCACACTTTTCTATCACCTGTGCAAGGTCATTGTCTATATATAGTTCATCGAACATTTCCATTGGACTTTTCGCTGAATCTTTACCCTGAGATTGAGTTCTAAACCTATGCTTAGTGCCTCCCTCTTCATTTGAATAATGGTTATCAGTGAATAGACAAAGAACAAACTCCTTCTCTACTCTCTTCTTCCATCTGTTACCGTCAACAGCTACAAATCTTTCTTGTACACCATCTTCTCCATCATAAGCTCCGTCTATAGCTAAGTATATTATATACTTTTCTGTATTCTTACTCATGTTTAGG